GCATTAAATGTTGCTAGACTTTCTGATTTACCACCAGACATTAATTGTGCCATACCAATTTTTAATGAAAATCTTGCGTTACCTATTAGGATGTCTGTTTTTGGAGTTTTGTTACCAGCACCAAATGAAGTCCAAAAAGGAGTTAGTTTGGTTGTAGCTCTACCATATTGTTCTGCTTGAGCACCAACAAGGTCTGGTCTATTTTTTAAAATGTATTCTGCAATTCTTTTACCAGACTCTTTTGCTAGTATATTTGCATTGATTGTGTCAACAGTTTTAGAATTAATACCAGATTTATTGTCAAGTTCTTTTTCGTGAAGTTCATACCATCCCATAACAATAGCAGCTTCATAATCTTCTGCTTTAAGTGATTCACTTAATAAAGATTGAATCTTTACTTCTGGTGCGATATAATTTTCTTGGACAGGTTTTAATTGACGAACATACTTCCGTAACGACATATCAATGGCTCCATCTACATATAGTTTATACTATTTATAAGAGGTTAAACCTTGAAATCGTCATACCTTGTTTCTGATGACTTAGACCCAAAGGTTGTCTTGTCAAATGTCGGTTCATCTTGACCGCTATCTACCAAGTCCTCTTGTTCCTTATTCTCTACATCATACAGTCTCATTTTACTTCTGTCAATACCTACAACAAATCTTTTATTCACTGTTGGGTCATTATATCGGTTCTTGAGTTGTTTTACTACGATTTGATTAAGTGCATCAAGTTCCTCATTACTGATAAGGGCAAACATAAAATCTGCTGTCGCTGGCAACCCAAATGATTCAGATGTGTCCTCAAGGCCAATGTCGGTTGAGGTGAATCCACCCCTCGTTGTTTGTGTTGCCGACATGATGGGAACATTTGTCTCGACTGCAAGTCCTCTAAGTTCTTCTGCAATCGACTTAATATATGTGTACGAATTGACATTTGATGCTCCCTTCAAACGAGATGATGCACAGATATTTAGGTAATCAATAAATATCATATCAGGTTTGAAGGATTTCTTGATAGACAATTCTTTAATCAGACCACGAAAGTGTGCAGAGTGAGCAGATGCAGTAGGATATTCTTTTACAATCAGTGTACCGTTTGTTTTTTTCTGTATCTTCTTAATCTTACTTTCAAACATGGTTTTAGGTAAATCATGCAAGTCTTCCATAGATACGTTCATCAGATTTGCATCTATACGTTCTGCGATACGTTCCTCTGCCATCTCCAAAGTAATATACAATACATTCTTACCTTGAGACAAACAGTTTGCAGCCATGTGACACATGAACAACGACTTACCAACACCTGTACCAGCAAGTGCAATGTTAAGAGTCTTCTGTGGTAAACCACCCTTAGTAATCTTGTTGAAAAACTCTAAGTCAAATGGTATGCGTTCTTCTACTTTATGGTAGAAATCAAAACGCTTTTCACTATCGTTAAAGTAATCGTGACCTACAGCATTGTCAAAAGACACAGCAAGTGCATCAGTCAACAAACTAGGGATTGCATCTGCACCACGGTTCTTGTCTTTACCATCAATGATACCGATACCATCTACGATTGCATTGTAGATAGCTTTGTCTTTACAAAACTTTTCTGTGGTATCGACTAACCACTCCATGTCAACATCAGTTGCATCAAGTGTCTTGATAATCTCTACAATTTTTTGATGTTCTGTTTCAGTTAAATCTTTGCGAGTTTCAACTTCAATTTCCAAGGAAGTCTTTGTCGGCATCTTGCGATACTTATCAACAAAGTTTGTAATCTCCTCAAAGACAATGCGTTCTTCTTTTACACTAAAATAATCGGGTTTGATGAAAGGCAATACCTTTCTACAGTAATCTTCATTTGATACAAGGTTACTGAGTGCTGTCCGTTCTATTGTCTGATTCAATTTGTGTTCCATCCTCTGATTGTGCAATAATGATATGCAAAAGTATATCACCAATTAACTTAAAAAAATCATCACCAAAATTTTCTTTTGGTATTCCATTGTTTTCTATTATATCATACTCAAACTTAAATGGCAACCCACTTTTTTCGATTTCTTCTTCTGTTGCAAGTTCTTCTGGAAGAGTAACTTTTCCATACTTATATACAACACCATGAAAATCAGTTTCGCCTGTAAGACCAATACAAGTCTGATCTGGATGAGCATCACTATTTAAGAATACAAATTTCTTTGTAATAGGGTCTTGTAAAATTTGTTCTGTTGATGGTAGTGGTTTTGGTGTACTTTCAATTGGTTCACCGAATTGATTTAATAATTTAGACATAATGTAAATAACTCCCAATTATGTATTTTGATTTTTCGATTGGTTTTTCTCCAGCATGAAGCCATGGCCACATTGGTGGAAACATTAATAATGAACCTTTTACACAACTACTACCAAGTCCTAATTGTGGAAATGATGTGTGACCAGCATCATTATCATCTAAGTATAAAAAGAATACCAAAAATCTTCTTGCATCTTTATAATGAGTAACATCAACATGAGGACTAAAAAACTCATCACCGTTAGGTTCATATCGTTTCATTCGTATCGATTCATAACCATGTTTAATTGGCCATTGATTTATTGTAATCTTACAATCTTCTTTGTACTTATCTACATATTCTGGAAATATTTTTAAAAGATGTTTTGTATCATCTTCCCAGCCAGGCTCTTCCATTATATGAATTTGATTGAAAGACATTTTAAATTTTCTATCAGGATTTTCTCTGTTTTGAGTACGCCACTGGTCAGAATTTTCTTCAAACCTTTTAATTAGTTTATCACAAAACGAATCTGATACAACATTTTCATATATTCTAATATAGTTTTCTAAGTTCATTATTAAAAGTTCCTAAAAGTCTATCATTGACCTAACAGTAAAATCAATTGCAATACGTTTTTCGTGAGTAATGATATCTGCTGCTCTGTGTGGGATTAGTGGATTAAACACATAGAAACTAGTTGGTGGTGCATAGTAGGTTTGTTTGTTCCATTCAAAACCACCACCCCATTCTTCTTTCCAATCTGAATTAAGAACACCAAGAATTTTTAGCACTTTCATATTTTTTGGAATATCATCTTCATGGTCTGTATGTGTGTTGTCTTCTCTGTGTTGGTCTTTAATACTACCACCACACCACAATGCTTCTGGATAAAATAGTTTACCACCACTCTTTTCATATATCTGTGTAAGTAATGCCAAACACATACCAGCAATCCTTTCAGTTTTAGGATTCTTAGTCTCACCATCAATGATGGTTAACTTAGGATGTCTCTTACTGAAGTGAGCTCCATGAGGGTACTTAAAACTCCAATCCTCACTTTCTTGGAATTGATATCTAAGAAATTCCAAGAACATTGGAGTTGTTACATTTTCAATTATTTGTAGTGGTATTGTTTTCACTCTATTCACCTTGTTAACTATGGGAAGGCCTTTATCTGGTCTTCCTGTACTATTTATAGGGGTTTTCAATTTTCCAAGAACTGACATGATTACTTCTTCTTTACGGTAAAATCAATCGCCAATCTTTTTTTGTCAGAGGTAATATCCTCTGCTGCATGAATAATTGACGAATCAAAAACTAAAAAGTCTGTTGGTGCGAGTTGATATGTAACACCACCATGAACAAAACCACCACCATCAGATGGTTGCCAGTCAGAGTTTAGTGTACCTATAATCTTTATTCGGTCACTACCCTCTGCATGGTCTGTATGAAAGTTATCAGGCCTGTGTTTGTCTTTAATACTAATACCACAGGCAGAACACTCTGGAAGAAAATAATCTTTACCACCAGCATCGTAAATTTGAATAAGTAATCCTAGTGCGATACCAGCAAGAACAGAATTTTCTTGAACAATATCGTTGTTGATAATTCTCAACTTAGGAAACTTATCTTCTAGTGGAACTGGATTAGTAGGATTATATGGATACAAAAAACTCCAGTTCTCTTGAGCAACAGCCATCTGTTTCATCATGTTAAGATAGTTTGCAGAACAGGCATTTTTAATAACTTTTGTTTCCATTAATCATCTACCTCTAAGTTTTCTGTAGAAAAATCTACTCCTGATCTTTTTGTTGAACGACCATGCAAATAAACTAAAGGCTCACTCTGCATATGATCAAGATAGTCAACACCATCTTCTGCATACGCACGAACATTTGTACGTTTTGTAATCACACCATTTTCTTCTTCAATGGTTATAATTTCTTGTCGTATTAGACCTTTTCTTGGTGGTTCTAAGTTTGCATTATATGACATAACAACTCCTATGCAGAATATGTAGATTCTGGTTCTAAGGCTATCCAATATTCAACATCAGTGCTTTTGTTTTTATAGTGACTGATATTCTTAGATGAAATTTCTACATCGTAAGTACCATCTAAAAGTTTCATGTTTTCTACTTTAAAGAAAAACTTAAACTCACCATCACCCTCAGTAGGACAATCCAACGAATAGTCATTACTACTATCGTTCTTCTTATCACAGGCAGTCAATGTAGATGAAGTTGAACCATTCTTTTGTAAAACCAAATCAGGAGCTCCGATTACAGATGCAGCACGTTTTAGTTTATTCAAGTCTTCATTACTCATAGTAAACTTAACTTCTTCAGACGGCATTTGAATCATCTTTGTTGGACTAGATACCACTGAAGGATCACTGTAAAAATAACGCAATCCTTTAGACTTACTATTCTCCTCTTTGATAACAACATAACTCTCTTGGAAATCCAATACAGGTTCTTTAAACAGAGACATGGATGCAAGAAACTCATTCAAGTCATAGATTGCAATCTCTTGTGGAAAGGTTTCTTCAACCTCTGCTTTTGCAATAATGTTTTTCATTGCAGACATAGTTGTAATTGTGTTACCTTCTTTAATTACAAGATTTTGATTAATCGTTGCAAAGTTCTTCAATACAGAAGTAGTGTGACTACTTAGTTTCATTTTCAATATTCTCCATTTCATTAATGTATAACGCTATTATACCATAGTGTATCACTTTTAGCAAGTCATTTCTGTTCTTACCATTCTTTTTTCCGTATCGTTGTGCATACTTGAGTATGTTACCGATACAAAAACCCTCACCATGACCACCATCTATGATGAACTCTGTAGCCTGAAACTTGTCCTTGCTATAGTGTGCATCATAAGTGGAGTCAATATATTCCCTTAGTTCCTCTAAAGTAACATCTTCATTATATTTGTAATTCAAATTAACCTCTGAACTTTTCAATTTTCGCAATCTGTTGTTCCTCTGACATTCCATCAAATTCTGACATTTTGAATACGTTCATATTGGCAGAGAATGTCCTACGTTCACCCTCACCAGAGAATGGCATGACTGCGTGTTTCAACCATGATGGGAATATCAACATAGTACCAGCTTCTGGTTTTACATATTCTTCTGTGACAGGTCTTAACATATCAATGTCAATACTAGTTGCTTGACCCCAATTGAAATATGTGAAACCATCAGTAGATTCACCATGTTCAGCAGGGGGAATTGCATTTTGAATACACTCTGGAACTTTTAAGTATAGAATACATGACAGTCCTGCCATAGTATGACAGCCATGATTGTGCAATGGATTATAGTCACCAGTATAACTGTGTACTGTCCATGCTTCAAAAGTGTCTACAACTACATCTGCACCAAAACCACGACTAACAAATGTCTTACCAAGTTTGTCCAGAACTGTTTTAAATGAACCACCAGCTTCAGAGTTTAGATCAAACACAAGTTGTTTTGATTTATCAGTACTTTTGATTTGACCAACTAATTTTTCAGATGCACTAACATCTGCTGGAATAACTTCATCATCAATGTATTGATTGAGTTCTTCAACCACATCTTCTGGAAGTTCTACTCGCAACATAGATGCACCAATCATAGTTTTTAGTGCTGCTCGCATTTCACCAACAACACCTGTTGCAGCTGCAAACTCTGGTGTACCTTCTGGATCAGAAGATACAATACGATCTAATTTATCATATGTAACATATTTTCTTTGTGGTGGGTCTTCTGGTGAAGTCTGTTCTACAACAATTTCACCACGAACAGGAATACGTTCAATATCATCTTCAGTCATATCATCAGTAATTTCTGTTGCAGCAACCTCAACTGATTTTTCAATAACTTTATTTGGTTCACTCATTTTTTCTAATGGTAGAGAGTCCACAACAGACTTATCAGATTCTTCTCCATTGAATGATGCAACAGCACCATCTTTTAAACCGCCTGGCGGTAGATCAAAAATTTTGATTCCCATAATATAATTCTCCTTTTATGGATTTGATTATCAATAGTAACATGGAAAGGGGATCATGTCAACCCCCTTTCCACTTTTTTTTTATTTTGTTTACTGACCCATCAAAGCTTTGTATTGATCTGATTGGTAGTAATCACCTTTGCCTGCATTTTTCCATGCAGCCGCAGTTTTTTCTACGTTCTGTTTTTCAACAGATGCTGGTTTACGATCACCTGATACTGCTGCTCTTGTTTTTGAAGCGGGTTTTCTTGTGGCTCTTGCCATAAATTTTCTCCTTTAGTTAATTTCAATTACTCTTGGTTTTTTTTCTTCTGGAATAATTCTCTCCAGATGAATTGTTAAAAGTCCATTTTCTAGTTTAGCATCCTTTACTACAATATCGTCTGCAAGATCATACTTGCGATTAAACTTTCTGTACGAGATACCTTTGTGTAGAGTATTTATGTCTTCACCACCTGTTTCATTATCTTTAGTAGATTTAATAGATAATACACCATCTGCAACCTTTACTTCAATATCATCTTTACTAAATCCAGCAAGTGCAAGTTCGATTTTATAATCAAAATCTCCTTCTTGGACAATATTGTATGGGGGAAACCCTGTTTGTGATTGGGAATGATAATCGCTT